AATTGGAATTGGAAAGTGTCAGCAGAGATATCATCATAAGTCCCTACATAATCACCGTTGTCATCCCAATCAACTAGAACTTCGTATGCTGTCGTTACCATTGCTTAATTCCACCTTCAGTTCATCCCTCTGGCGTTCTGCAACTATTCTCCTGAGTTGCTCACTTGCCAAAGGATTCTCCTGACAAAGTTTCTCTATATCTGTTTCCGTTATCTGTTCATTCATTTCTTATCTTCCATCAGGGTTTGTATGGGCTTTTTCTATACACCAATCCGAAACCATTGTTTCAACTTCTGCGTCAGTCATATCTCTCATTTCAATTGGGTTGTCTCTAGCATCAGGGTCTACTTGTGTCATAAAAGGATGAATTGTATGAATCTCTTGTACAAAAGTTAAGAGTTCTGCATGGGTAAGTAGAGTTCCACCGCCAAGTCCTATTCCAACCGCCCAAAATGTTTGGGGGTCACTAGAAATTTCTGTGGGATGCCGAAAGCTAGGCAAATCAAAGATGTACCAAGGCTGTTCTTCCCTTGCAACTAATTTATATTTCAGTATCGCCATGCTTATCCTCCCTGTATAGGAATTCACCTCTTAATAATTTATCTAACCCAATGTGATTTAAAACATCCTGATGGGCATCTCCAAACTGTTCTACCATGTCGTCAAGAAACGCATATAAATGAGTTACCCTTGGCATCTGCCCTTCTTCAATTAATTCTTCACAATGAGCAATATAATTCCCGATAATCTTTTGAGCGACTTGGAGGTGAATGCCATACTGTTCAAAGTATTCTGCATTACCGTTAGTAATCCTGCCTTGAAGAATCATATCCCTATGACCCTGACGAAACGCTTGGCGAATGTGATGTTTTATTTCATCACGTTCTGCGTCCATCTCATCCCAATTCTCAGGAATGCCATTGTTAATTCTTATCTCTTCATAGGCTTCTTGAAAAACTGCAAGTTCTTTAAACGCTCCATCAAGATAGATTTTACCTCTCTCCTGTTGATATAAAGTTTCCTCTATCCTGATTTCGGCTAACTCATTTCCTTCTTCTGCTTGACGTTGCCACTTTTTTAAAGTGACCTCCATTTTCCTCATTTGGAAGTATTGTGATTCAATAGCCTTTCTTCTATCCTCAATCTGAGCAAGACATTGACGTAATCTTCTATAAGGAGCATCGGTCAACATAGTAAGAGTCATTAACTGGTTTGTTGTTTGCGTTTGAGTTCGACCAAGACTTTTATTTGCCCTGTCAATCTCAACCATTTTTTCTGACACTTTCGCTAACTTATCAGGAGTCATAGTGTCTAACCCTGTCGAGATATCTTCATATACTTTCGCAAGGTCAAACTGCTCTTCCCTTTTAATTAAGTCAACCATTATTGATTTCCTGCTCCCATTCCATTTGTTGTAACACCATAATTCAATGCATGACCCCCCACAGTAGCTAAAGATAATGTTCCTACGTTAAAAATTAAACTGCCACTCTCATAAGCCGCCATCCCTTGACCCCCTGCGATAACGCCATAAGTTCCATTCCCTGTTGTACTGTTTGCTTCTCTAGCGTTTGCCATATTCCCATAATCAGTACCAACACCAAATGAAGCTGTAGTGTAATGAAACATGGCATTTCCGTGTCCACCATGTTGCCAAGCACCACCTGCAAGAACTATTCGTGAACTTCCTACACCGCCATCAATAGCGTCACAATCTTTATTATATCTAGGACTCCCCCCACCTTCTAAGTTCCCTGCTAATGCAGATGTTCCTCCAGTGGCAAAGGTTTCATAGTCCCAATTTGTGGCGGCTCCACTTGAGGCATCTCCTCCAAACGTACAGAAATAAGTTGCCCCACTTGCACTTCCCCCATACTGACGAGTTCCATACAGATTTCCATGAGTTGTAGCCGAACCTGTAGTTGCAATAGTTATCTTATTTTTAAGACTTGTTGCCCCGCCCGCAGTTGCGTTGTAGCCCCCTCCATATATTCCTGTTGTTCCATCACTTCCACCTCTGGCTCCTTGGAGTAAGTACGGTACTACAGAACCAAAAGCATACGTGTAATAAAAAGGAGCCGTCGCTTGTATGTAATAAATATGATTAATAGCCGAAAGCCAATTGGCGTATCCTCCTGCGTTTACAATGCGAGTTCCGTTGGACATCTTCCCTGTATAGTTCCAACGCATATACCAATTCATTGTGTACGTTGCAGGTATTGTCCAAGCAGATGCCAGAGTAACGCTGTTGCAATATTCATAGCGTATCTGATAACCACCACTTCCACCTGAACCATAACCGCTATAACTAAAGTATCTATCTCCTGACCAAGCAGGGATAGGAACGTAAGTAAGAGGCCACCGCTCTCCATAAGCGGCATTACGCTGTTGATTGGAACGTGTTACGTCCCATATTCCTCTTGCTTCAGATGTGTTAGGTTCTCTTGCCATTTATTTCCTTACACCAAAAACTCATAAGCCATTACTTGGTGAATTCCGTCGGTTGCCGTTGTGCCGGTTGAACCCCCATAAGGATTACTATCAGTAAAGGTACCGGTTGTTGCTATATTTTGAGTAATTACATTTCCATTAGATAATGTAATTGAATTCCCTGTTACCCAACCCCCTGCTGTATTTGGATAATAAGAATATGTTGTAGGTGATACCCGATATGCAAAAGCGATTGTGTACCAAGACCCAAAACTTAAAGTGGGAATTGTTGCTGTCCCACCGTAAGGAGTAGCAGGCTCCGGTAAGTTTATAAATTGAAAAGAACTTAAAGCTGTCCCCATAGTTGTTGAAGCAAATTGAGTACCCCATACATCTGTACCCTGAGCATATCCGGGATTTACGAAACCAGTATCATAAATAATATTTGCAGTAACACAGCCGTTCCCTGAATATATCTTCCCCATCCAAGTTGGAGAAGTTCCTGCCCCATTCCAATATCCTGCTCCCGCACCTAAACCGATTTTAGTAATTCGATATCCTGCGGAAGTCCCTGTTTGGGATAAATTGAAAGATATGGCATCAACTGAAGGCCCTGAAACCAAACCCCAGAGAGCGGCGCAGGTGTTATAGACCCCTGCATTTGTGGTTGCTTGAGTTCCGTCTGTTATCGCCGTGTAATCACCATTATGTCGCTTAATATAATACTGTTGAAAAGAGGCAGGGACATGAGTAGGAGGCCATTCGCCACCGTTTTCAGCGACATATATATCATTCATTTTCCACATCGATGATGCGTCTGAACTGTTAGGTATTCTTGCCATTAGTGAGTTTTAACTCCTATTCCAACTAGTTGGCCTGCGGCCGCTCCGCCAATCCATGTTCCATTGTTTGTATTAAATCCATATAGAGAATTACCGTTGAAAGAACTAACATCTGTAAAACTATAATCAAAAGTTCTTCCTTGGGCAGTTGTGAAACTATCACTCGTTATTGCATAGCTACTGTCTATCTCATAGAGTGCTTGGTAATATCCATACTTCATTCCTACAGCTAGTGTGTATGTAGTGTTGGGCTGTAATACTGGCAAGATATCTCCTGTCGAAGCTATAGCAGGAATCTCATACATATACCCTCCACGATACCCTAAGTAATTTCCGTAAATAGTGAAAGAACTGTAAAGATGTAAATACAATCTATCTGCGTCTAATAAACTGTTCCCTTGAAAGATTCCAACATATACATATCCACCCAGACCAGTTTGAGGACTCCAAGAAGTGCTGACCCCTAAAGTGAACCCATTTATTTCCCATAACTGTGCAGGAGAATAAGAAGCATCTCCTGCGGTTATTACAATTGCATCGCAATCATTATTTCCTACCCAGTATCCTGCACTCCCACTATGAGTATATTGAAGATAGTTGTTGGGCAGACCTCCAAAGCTAGAAGTTGTTCCTTCTGCAATCGCTCCATTCGGATAATAAGAACCATATGTAGCCCTTCTCAAATAGTGCTGTGTTCTAGTTAATGCAGGGACAAAAGGGTCAGGCCATTCGCTCCCTTCTCTAGCCCTTTGAACAGCATTCATTTTCCACATGCCATTGGCATCATCGTTGGCATTATTTGGAATTCGGTAATTAGGCATTAAGCGACATCCGTAATCGCTTCCCAACTAACGACAACATCTAGGTCACTGGCAGTCTGAGCAACTGCCATTAACCTGTTCCCTGTTCCACTTGCGTTATGGTTTATATAAAGCGGAGTATCTATCAGACTAAGAGATGAATCAGCAGGAATTGTTATTGTCTTGGCTAGGTAATAATATGTTCCATTTTTATCGATATAAATATCAATGTCGCAGTTATTTGTTCCGTCAATATTTGAAACAATTATCATATTCACCTTGTGTGAATAATTTGTAGCAACTGCATCCATGACCGCAGTCGCATTAGTCGTTGAAAGACTAGTACATTGTTCGTTCCCGTAAATATGAGCGACACTAACTATGTCGGGTGGATTTGCCATTTAATTCTCCTTAAAAAACTATTGCGAAAGCCATAGCCAAACCGACTGAAGCCCCACTTGCTGATGCTGTATACCATTCAGGGATTCCCCCTGCCGAAACTCTTATTTGTTGATTGACTGTTCCTATCCCTAATTTGGCAAGAGTGTTCGCACCACTTGCATACGGTATATCTCCTGTTGCCCAAGAAGTTTGCCCAGTACCACCGTAAACTTCAGTTATAGCAGTAGCGTTCCAAGTTCCTGTCCCAATCGTTCCAACCTTGGTAATTGGTTCCCATGAAGGAACACCGCCAATAACCGTCATTACCTCATCAGTTGCACCAATCCCTAATCTTGATAATTGAGTTGCTGATGTAGCATAAATTGTGTCACCTGTAGCTTGGGAATCAATAACGTGTGTCCCTATTCCTTCCCACTCTACTTGAGTTAAAGTTGTGCCAACTGAGCCGTGTTTAAATTCGTTTGCCATTAGTTAATAATCCTCTGGAATCCACCTCTGCGAACTCCATCCTTAATAGCCTCTGCAACCTTGTTTTCAAAGTCATCAAATCCATATGTATTACCCATTATATTAATGGTTATCTTTGCACCCACGCCACCACCTTGCCCTAACGGTACAACAGCTTCAGGGCCAGACTCTCCAATCATAGCAAGAGTTGGGCTGTTTACAATTCCACCTTTCGCTAACCTTGGTATTTCAGGGAAATTGAAACCAAAAGTTCCACCGCCTAATATGGCAGGGATATCAAAGCTGATTGCATTCGCTAATCTGAGAATAGAATTAATCATTTCGACAACACCATTCACGATAGCTTTAAACCCCGAAAGGATTAATTCCTTATCTCCTGTAAATATTCCAACAATCACATCCCACATTCCTCCAAGTGCTTCTACAAGACCAGAGAAATATCCTTTAACAGCTTCAACCACATTGCTTATTATTTCTTTCCATTTATCCCACTTATCTCCAAGTAGCTTTCCCATCAGTTCATCAAACTTATTCCATATAAATCCAAAGAGAGTTGAGAACACATCCTTTAGGGCATCCCAAGCACCTGAGAAATGTTCCAATGCCGCATCTGTATCGCCTTTGAATAAATCAACGAAACCTTTAATGATTTCTGACCAAAACTCGATTACTCCACCAACCACATCTTTAATCATTTGCCAAGTTCCTGCGAAATGTTGCGACATCCAAGCATCAAGTTTTTCCCACGTTTCCCAAAACACTCTGACAATCGTGTCCCAGTTCTTCCATATGATAATTGCCGCCGTTACTGCCGCAACGATTCCAAGAATAATTAATGCAACAGGGTTACCTGCCATAATGAGATTAAATCCTTTTTGAATGACCCCCCATGCTTTAGTTGCCGCAGATGCTATAGCACTAGAACTTGCCAATGCCGCAATTCCGCTAATCATGGCAGGAAGCATAACAACAAATGGCCCTGCGGCAGATGCCATTCCTGCAAGGGGTTCAAGCATCAGTTTGGCCTTATCTTTCATCATGTCGAATCTTTCACCCGAAGTGAGTGAACCTTCATTCATTTCATCAAGAACACCCGATGCTTCAGAAAGAGTACCTGCCAATGCTTCAAGGTCTAAAGCCCCTTCCTGTATAGCAACTTTCATTCTCTGTGCCCCTTCAGCACCAAATAATTCAGTTGCTTTGTTGAGGGCTTCTGTTTCGGAACGAGCGTTTTTAATACCCTCCATACCATTAAAGAGTGCAGACCGTAAATCTTTTACCCCAGACTCTGCCAAACGCCTCATAGAAGCATTAATTCCGGGCATTACTCTTGTTATTGAGATACCTGCACCCTCTAATTGAGAGAACATTGCTATGGATTCATGGAAATTTAGACCAAGGTTTTTAGTTACAGGGCCGAACTCTCTCATGGTATTAGAGAGTTGATTCATTGGAACACCTGATGTCTGAGAGGCTAACGCAAGAGCATCAAGCACTTGCCCTGTCTCAGCAACGTCTATTCCAAACACTCCCATAGAATCAGAAACTGTTTTTATCATGGGTTCTACTTCAGTCCCCATGAGGCGTGACATATCAAGGAATTTCTTGGTTGTGTTTTCTAAATCATCTCCAGTTAATCCCATTTTGGTATTAACATCAGCGATAGCAGAAGAAACAGCATCCATATCTTGAGGAACTCTGCCTGCTAGGTCACGGAACTCTTGTTTTAATCCTTCAAGTTCTGCACCAGTTGCACCAGTTCCTGCCCTGATATTGTTATACGATTTTGTAAACTCATCTCCAATTTTGACAAGAGCAAGACCCACACCTGCAACAGCAAGACTGACTCCTGCCACTGCTTTGCTTACTTTCTGGAATTGGCCTTGAGCCTTACTTCCATCAGCATTAACTAATATATTTACTGCATTAGCCGCCATTCTTATCCTTGTCTAATCCGACATTCACTATGTTCAACATTTTTAACAGGCTGACATCCTCCCCCATTAGAGAAGACGGCAAACAACTGTATCTTTGACAGATACCGTCTATCATTTCCGCATTAACCAAAAGAGGTGGCTTAACAATAGGATTTCCATCCCTGTCAGTCCCACCTCCTACGGCTTTCCACTTGAGAATTTCAGCCTCTAGCCTTCCCCCACAGTTGCCGCATTTTCAGCCCATGCTTGAATCATGGCTGTGCAGATATTCGGAGGAAGTTCTAAGAAGCCGTCTCCAGTAGAAGGTACAGGTTTGCCATCCTCATCATGTAAATTCCACTCTAGGACAATATCATCACCAAACTTCAGAAACATCATTTTCATGTCCTCTGCTGTATTGGTTTCTGAAACTGTTTGAAACTCCAAGAAAGTAGAAATATTTACATCAAGTTTTACCCTGATTTCCAGACCGTGATATTCATGGTCTTCAGGAAATGTGAGGTTGGCCTCCCTGCGTTGCAAGACAAACGGTTTTGTCCCTGTCGTGTTTTTCACTACCATATTAGACAGTTGTCCAAGTTGGTACTGTTCCATCTTGTAGAGGTAGAGTGACAGACCAAGTTAATGCTCCATCATTTCCCCTTGAGAGGTTGTACTCACTCACAAGACATTCTGCTGAGAACTTTGGATTGCCACCTGTGTTTCCACCAATTCTGATGTCAACAGTTCTCACTCCCGATTTGGTAGCAAAAACATCATGTGCCATATTGGTAGCGGCATCAAAGACCCCACTCAAGGAAATGGTGACATCACCAAGTCCTATGATACGTTCCATAGCAGACTTGCTGATAGAGGTCGCATCCAAAAGATTTTGGCTATTCCCAATTTCATAATTGGTTATATCCGTAGATAAATCTTGAGGGCTTCCTGCACTATCGTCTACTGCTACATAGTCACCTAATCCGCTTTGTTTAGCCATTATGACCTCCTTAGAATCTAGCGAATCCTACTGCGATTACCGCATTAGTAAATGTTCCTGATGAAGACACCCTTACATATCTATTGACTGTTCCTGTGACTTCACTTCTTTCCGCTGTTGGAACATCTGATGTCCCAATAGTTGAAAACGTAATTAAATCTGCCCATGTTGCGTTGTCTGAACTGTGTTCAATCTTTACAACAACACTTCCTGATGCTAGGGAAAGAAAGTGGGCATATCCTGCTCCCCCTGATGCTGATGAGGTCGTATTATCAATGGCTGTTCCGTCAGTTGCAGATGCGTGAGTGTCATCAAATGCCGTAAGCATTTCTCCGAACTCTCCACTAACTCCTGCCGTTCCAGAAAAACTAGCATTGGAAGTTATCGCTGACCCTGTTGAGCCAGTAACATTGTAATCAGCTTCCTTGGCAATCAATCCTGCAAAATCAGACCCAACAGCAGAACCTAACGGAGCAGTAACGATTTGATTAGCTGATGGAAGTTTTCCTGAGTCTGATGTAAAGGTTGAGTGAGACAGATTAGTTCCCGCATCAAAATAACAGTTAATTGATAGGCTTCCATCTGACCTCCCTGTTATTCTTTTCACTGCAAGGGT